TATTGGACTTTAAAGGTTGACACATAGGGTAATAATTGTTACTATCATCTCATGATGAACAAAAACGAACTGCGTCCTTGTGATGCTCCAGATTATAACGAACTTAATTCACAACTAAATCCTGAAGTAGATTGCGATTCTTTTGTAGTTTCCTTCACCGAGGGTAACTTTCAATACCTTTATTCAGAACTCAAGGAGACTATTGAGATTTACAATAAAAACTTTGATGAATTGAACTCAAAAGTTGAAGAATTAAGAGTTTCTATACTTGATATTTTTAACGCTTTAAACGATCTGTAACAAATGAATATAAAAACCAAGAAAAATCTCAATCTTTGGGATTTCCCTAACGTTCATGAGGTTGAAATTAATGATGCCTCTAGGGATATTCCAGAATTAACTGAGGAAAACTTCTGGACTCTTATTGATGATTATAATAAGCTTATTAAGTCTTTTAATGACGCAGTCGAAATCTTAAATAAAGAAATAAAAGATCTTAAGTCTCGTTGAAATTTATAAGATTACATAAGTTACCTGTAGATCATGTCCTGCGTAACACTCCTGTAGCTGGTTTCGCTTCTAGAACTTATGAATATCACGGCAAAGGTATTTCTGATTGGAGCGGCTGGAAGAGGGTTGGTGATAACTGGCCTATAGCATCAAAAACATACAACCAATTAGGGGATGTTTGGATAAGTAAACCAATCTCAGAATGGAGACCAACTAAAGAATTAGAAAAAGAATATAATGAAAAACTATAGACCAATAGGCTACGGAGAAGGAGATTTTGACGCTTGGTTAGAAGACAAGCCAAAAAGCTGGGTATATGCCAATGATAATGGCTGGGTAGATCTTGAATCAACCAGGTTTATAAACATAAACGAAGATATTTATGGAAGAGATAAGGTTTATTTCGAATTTGATGGACAAGAATACGAATCTATGGTAATATCCAGTTATATAAGACCAGGAAAATGAAAAACATACTAGCAAAAACAAAAACATATTTAATAGGCCCCATGCAGTATGCCGAGGGAAGAACATGGCGCGAAGATATCTCTGAGTTCCTTAAAAGTATTGATGTGACAATTTTCGACCCATATAAAAAACCATTTATTAATGCTCCAGACGAGACAGAATCCACTCACAATGAGCTTTGTCATTTAATGGAGGCTGGGAAGATAAAAGCGGAATTGGATTTCAGCGGTTTTGATATGGTGGCGGACCACATGAAGAAAGTTCGTTCGTTTGATTTGTCTATGGTTGATAGAGCAGACTTTATTATTTGTTATCTTGATCCAGATGTTCCTACGTTTGGTACGATGGAAGAGTTGAGTTGGGCGTGTAGGTGTAAAAAGCCCACCTTTGTTGTCATTGAGGGAGGAAAGAAGAAAACTCCATTTTGGGTGATGGGAATGTTTCCCCATAAATACATCTATAACTCATTCGAAGAGGTTGAAAAAGTCATATCAGAAATAGACAGCGGTGACGAGAAAATAAGCAGTGATCGCTGGAGATTGTTTGAGCCTCATTTGAGATAAATATATGAAATTAATATTAATAATAAACCTATTCTTTTTGCTTGCTGGTTGTAAATCGGCTCATTTAGTTAGCGAATGCGGTAATCGTGGTTGCGGAGATGTCATTCCTCCTGCCCCAGAAATAAAAATACCTATTTCGATTAGCTCAGAATAATATGAAAATAGAACATGTTGTAATAGGAGATTGCAAGAGTTTTAAATTAGCTATGGGTAAATACGCTTTTCTTTCTTGTGACTATATACCCAAGGAATATCTAAAACGCTTATTGGAATCCCAAATTTCAGATAAAGACAGAGAAATTATATCAGAATACATTAAAAATCAACTTTAATGGGTAAAAAGAAGCCAGATATGGTTGTTGATCAACCTCAAATAATGGAATACCCCACAAATGTTGGTGCGCCAGCTTTTTTTGCTCCAGACGTATTAAAACATAAAAATGAAAAAGGGGTAAATGCTGTAAATTATTTTGATACAAAATTTAATGAGATTAAAAAACAATACGAGGAACTAATAGAACTTGCAATAGACACAGAAACGGTTTATAATTCAAAATACAACTTTGTACCTGCTGTAGGTAAGACTTATCATTTATACAAAAATGTTGCAAATGACTTATTTTTAAGTATAATAGAACCTAACGAATGGGGTATGGATCACAAGGGTTCGTTTAAATTCACATCAGACAATACATGGGAAAGGCAAAAATAAAATGAACGATAAAGAAATAATACAATATTACGAAATCCAAGAGGAGCGCATGGCTAAGGAAATCCAAAGGTTAAATGCTACAATTACTCAAAAAAATGAGTACATAAAAGGTTTGGAAAAAGCTGAAAATATTAAAAAATTGAAAATGGATGGCTTCAATGATTGCATTGAGGGTATTGTGGAAAGGTTTGGACAAAATGATATTGTTTGTTATAATAAAGAGAAGGTTATTGAAAAATTGATGTCAGACGGAGAATCTTCTTACGAAGAGGCTATGGAATATTACGAATTTAATCAATTGGGAGCTTGGGTTGGTGATGGAACTCCTTGTTTCTTAGATAAAAACATAGATTTAAAGGAATTTTAATTATGAGCAAGTGGAAAAACACAGAAAGCTGGAATCGTGGGCAGGTTGTGGAAGTTGACTTTTCTAAATTACTAGATAAACGCAACATTTCATGGAAAAAAGCAACCAGACAGCAGCAATTTAACCATATTGACTATACAACAAGTATAGGAAGTATAGATGTTAAAGCTAAAAAAAGAATAAGCAGGTCGGATTCTGATTCCCAATCAGATTTTGTTTGGTTGGAGTTTAAAAACGTGCAAGGTAAGAAGGGTTGGATGTGCTGTAGCACTGATATTATAGCATTTGAAAGAGAGAAAGATTTTGTTTTATTCAGAAGAGGTCAATTATTGGAATGGGCTATGAATAAATGCGACATAGATCAATTAGTATCCAACAGTAAAGATGCTTTATACAAAGGTTATACCCGTAGAGGAAGAAATGATTTAATTTCAATAGTTAAAATGAAAGATATGATGGAAATACACCATAGAATTTGGCAAAAATGAATATAGAAATAAGAGAAAATACAGAAGAATTTTATAGATTATACTTTTCCCAGATAGAATTTGGCGAGAGTTTTGAATTATGTGTGAAATATAAAGGTAATTCTAATGAAATCAAATACCAAGACGAAGATGAATCATGGTCAGAATCCGCAACCAAAAAGATTTTGAAATGTTTATTTTTAAGTCAACAAGAACTTGATCAAATGCTTAAAGATCTAATTGACAATGGTATTTTAGGAGGGCCTGTAGACGAATTCCAGTATAAACAATACGACAATGAAGGAGGGGAAGAGGATGATTGATTTTGTTGATCTAAACATAGATTATCAAGATGTTCTCGATAAAGTTTTGTCTCATGAGGAATACTGGACAAATAGAGAAAATACTATAAATACATTTGGGGCAGCAGCATATATGGATGACAAGATGAAATACTTCATCATGAAAGAAAAAACAAATCCATTACTAAAAAGTTTGTTTTCAGACCTTTATGAAAAAATAGGTGATTATTTTGGTGCTGAATTAAATCCAGATATTGCTTATCCTGGCTTCCACATATTCGATTATAGCAGCAGAAATAACCAAGCTAGCGTTCACATAGATGACCAGTATCAAAACCTACCCATTGATAGCGATAAATTATCCAATCCACAAAGCTTTACTATAGCTATAGAAAAACCATCTGCTGGAGCAGGTTTAAATGTTTGGCCTGAAGTTAATTTAACTGGAAGCGTGGCAGAAAACAGGCTTATAGAAAGAAGTTTTAGCAATGACCCTGAAAATCACGAAAAACCAGAGTACATAGAGTATGAATTAGGCATAATGTATATCCATAATGATCATATACTTCACCAGATAGCTAAAACAGAAATACAAGAAAACGAGAGAAGGGTAACTATGCAAGGGCATGTAATTCAAGAAGGCGACAAAAAATATATGTATTTCTAAGTTTTAAGAAAAATACAGAATCAAAACAGAAAACAAAAAGTCAGAAAATCTAAAAAAATGAAAATTTTTCCAGAAATAATAAATGAGGAGCCGTTAATAGTTGTTTTTAATAACGTTTTTACTAAAAGCGAGTGTGATTACATACTAAAAGACTTAAGTGACGATCAGTATGAAAAATGCAAAGCTTTCGATATAGATACTGGCGAAGAAGAAGAGGTTAACTATAGGACTAGTAGTGAGTTTGATGACAAAGATTTTAAATACGACTTTATAACAGAGAATATAGGCAAAATACTATCATTAGATCTCAATAGGTTTGAAAAACTACAAATAATAAAGTATAAATCGGGGGAAGAGTATCAACCACACCACGACTTCTTTAACCATCCAGGCAATTCAGAAACTTTCGATAACGATAGAGACTCAACAGCTATAACATACCTCAATGACAACTACGAAGAAGGTGAAACACATTTTCCAGAATTAGACATTAAAATAAAACCAAAGAAAGGTTCCGTTCTTTACTTTGAGTATGGATATGATTACGAAACAAACTTAAAGACATTACATGCAGGTCTACCAGTCAGTTCAGGCACGAAATACATATCAAGCTCCTTCATAAGAAGTCAACAGTGGGATGTAAGAGAACATCCAGACCACCCTGTAAATAAGAATACATAACTATAATTTAAAACAAAAAAACTTTTAGTCGTTTATATATTTTAATATATATTAATGCTTCATTTTAATACATTCTAGTACACCCTCATACACTACCCGTTTAAAGGCATTAAAACACCCCTCATATCCACCCAAATTACACATAGTTATACGTACCTAATAAACAACACAAAAACCCCCATAACCCCCATAAACAAACAAAACTATACATAGACATACATATAGATATAACACAATAATATAATGATTAAAATAACCCTTAAAAAGACAGTAAATAATAGTGAGTACTCCTACTGCGCCCTAATTAAATAAAATAAAAACTTTTATTATGAGTAGATTATTTAGAGAAGATGGCGTAAAGCCTTTATTTAAAGGGATTGTTGGAGAGATTGTTTCTGCATTTATTTTTATTGTTTTTTATACGCTGTGTTATAGTGCTGGGTATTTGTTTGGGCTGTTGGTTGTGTTCTTTGGTATTGAGGATGAGGTTTCTGCATCTGTTATTGATGTTGAAGAGGATGAAATGATTAAAACAATGAATGAACAGGGGCCAAATAACTAAATTGTGAATGGTTTTGTTGCAAATAATATATAATAATTTAAAAAAACTGCTAGATCTAACGAAAAGTTTTTAAATAAGTATTTTCAGCATAGGGGTAAATATAAAATAGTTTTAAAAAAAACGCAGGTCGGGAGATTTTGCCTAAATAAACGCTAGACCGAATGATAAAATGCCAAATAAATGCTTGCGCGAGAATCAATCCGTGGTAATATAAATCATATGAGCAAGACTACAGCAACGGCAGAAAAAATTGGTGCGGTATTAGGGACTATATGTTATTGGTTTATTTTATTCTCTTTAGCTTCTTTTATTTTTATGTGCGCCTGGAACCAAGTGGTGTCTGCCGTGTTCCTAATTAAGGAAATCAATTGGTTTGATTCTATGCTGTTTATGTTTGGCGTTCGCTCTATGAGTTTCTGTTTTTGTCATACCAAATAAAACAAATTGTTTGTTGTTTTTCGAGACCTTTCGGATATTTTCGTTAGGTCTCGTTTTGTTTCGTAGTCGTTCGTTTCTTTTTGTTCTTTTATTTTCTTGTAATTTTTATTAATTTAATGTTGACGACGTTGGCTGGTGTGATAGAATTCCGCCATGACAAACAAACCAACAAGAGGTCGGCCTAAGGGTGCGACTAGTTTTACTAGAGTGCGCTTAAGTGATTTGATGAATCACCTAGGGAAAGAAGCTCCTATAGTAGTAAGTAAGAAGTGGCTCGAACAGATAGGATTTGCTGTTGAAAAAACACCAATAGAAATCTTGACACCTGTGAGCGATGAACCTACAATTCAGTTCAACGTAACACACTAATATGTTTAACACACTAATAGGACAAAAAGAAGTTAAGTCTCAGCTAGGGTTTTATGCCGATCTATTCAATAAAGGATTTGTCGTGCCACCCATCATGTTGAACGCAGCGAAAGGACTGGGCAAGACAGCGTTTGCCACCGCGTTTCATAAAGAAACTAAAAACACAAGCAGAAAGTTCATAGAAATTAACTGCGGCACAATTAGAAATGCTGAGCAATTCTTCGATCAGTTCTTCGTGCCTCAAGTTATGGGTCAGGAGGTTACTGTATTGTTTGATGAGTGCCACGCGTTGCCAAAAGATCTTACTAATATATTCTTGACAGCATTTAATGTCGAAGGAGCTAAGAAGAAGATGGTGACTGTAGCCGAGGGAGTGATGGAGTTCAACTTTGAAAAGCAGATTTATTTGTTTGCGACTACAGAGTTACACAAATTGTTTGATCCTTTAAAAGATCGCCTGACTATCATTGACTTTAAGCAGTATGATGAAAAAGAGTTAGGTGCTATCATGCAGAATAAGGTTGATTGGATTGATTATGAGGGTGATGTAATAAACTCTATTGTTTCTTGCGTTAAAGGTAATGCTCGTAGCGCAATCAAACTTGCTCTCAAGATACAGGATTGGTGCAATAAGAATAGCATCAGCCGTATTTCTCATGCCGAGTGGTCTAAGATGAAGGCGCACTTTAATATCTTGCCTTTTGGCTTGACAAACATCGAGGTGCAGATACTTCGTGCATTGCATAAGCGAGGTGCGTGTTCATTACAGATGCTGTCAGCTATTACTGGTATGTCAAGACAGGCTATTCAACAAGAAGCAGAAAACAATTTATTGCGTAAGGGGTTTATGGATATAGACGGCAAGCGCAAGATCACCAACAAAGGAACAAAAATACTAGAACAAATCAAATGAAATATATCATATCATCATACGTCGCAAACATAGCTGTAGGTCTAATGGACGAAGAGACAGCCGAGCAAGATATTAATCTCGCACACAACCTATTCAATACAAATGTTAACAATAATTATTTTAATGGCATACTTAGTTTTAATACAATCAAAAAATTCTATAGATTCTTAATACACAAAAACCTTTTTGCAGATTGGGCTCCAGGAGTTAAATATAGTCTGCAACTTAAAAACGCATCAAATAAGGCTAGGGAAACATTAAATAAAGAAGTAAGCTATAATGAATTCATGACGCAAATATACAAGCATGAAATAAACAGACCTTTATACGGAGTCGTAGATCAATAGAAAGAAGTGTAAATAACAAATAAGAATATGAATTTAAGTCAAGAACAAAAAGATTACCTGCTAAAGGTAGAGTCCGAAATAAACAAAATGTTTTATGAGATTCAGGATCTATTATCAGATGAGACAAGTTACCTTATGGCCGACGGCCTCGATGCATTGTCCGCCGAGGTGATGCCCTTATGGGAAGAGAAGATCAGGAATGATAAACAAACAGAATTAGACCTAGAATAAAAAAGATTAAAAAAAAACAAAAAAAGGGGTTGACTCATACCCGCTTTCTATTATACAATCCTCTCATCATGAAAACAGCAGTTAAAACAACAAACATTATCGCATCCGACAACCTCGAAAGCTCAGTCATGGGCATGGATGCTCAGGGAATGGACATGGCAACATTCTTTTTCCGTGATAAGATATACAATAACAAAATCGAGGCAGTCGTGCGAGAGTATGTGTGCAATGCAATAGACGAACATAAAAAGTTTGGTATTGATAAGCCTGTTGATTACACCCTGACAGAAGATAATACTTTTAAGGTGCGTGATTATGCTGGTGGTCTATCAGAGGATGGTGTGCGTAAAATCTTTGGCATGTATTTCAGGTCAACCAAGTCAGGATCAAACGAATCAATCGGTGGTTTTGGAGTTGGCTCGAAAGCAGGTCACGCATATACTGATTCTTTTAATATCCTATCGCATCACGATGGTCAGGCTACTACTTACGTGTGTGCGTTGGGTGGTGGTGACAATGGTGTGCCAGTAGGTCATATCTATAAGATGGGTTCTGTTCCAACTAACGAGACTGGAGTAGAGATCAGCCTGACAGTTAAAGATGATGATTGCAAGGAGTTCGGTCATGAAATGAAAATGTTTCACATGAAGTCACATGGCAATATCAGGCTATCCATTGGCAATAACGTATTCGAAAGAAACGAAATCGTTTGTCAGGTGGAGAAGGATGGTTTAATCATTCGGGTATGTGAGTCAATGGATCTAGAAGAGAACTTTCCTAATTTTGGTCGTGGGTTTAATAGGAACCATGCAGCAAGGACAAAGGTGATTCAACCTATCCACATCAAAATGGGTGACGTATCTTATGGTGATTTAAAAGATAAGACTGATAGTCTTAGTGATTTTATGGTCGCAGAGGGATACGTTGCGTCAATCGAATGTCCAATCGGATCTCTTAATATTCCTGTAAGCAGAGAGTCAATCAGTGATACCAAGCCTAACCAAAAGTATTTAGCTAAAGTGAGCGATGTCTTTCATGCTTTCCTGAAAGAGCAATTCAAAGATTACACCGAGATTTCCACGCCTGAATTACTTGCCAAGGTATGTGATGGTGAGAAAGCCCAGAATGTGCGTAGTGTCTTAAAAACAAAGTTCTTTACTTGTGGTTGGAAAGATTTGCTTGGTGATAACTTAGGAGGCTTTGCACAGAATGTTTCTGTCCACTCACATCAGGAAGTCAAGAAGCTAAGTGAAGTAGAGCATCAGGATGGCAAACCTATCCTTGTAGAGACTGTCAATCAGAAGTCTGCTGACTATTGGATTGATAAGGTAAATAACTTCGCAGAAGCAAGTAAAAAGAAATACTTTGTTTTCAAGATTCCTAAGTGGCGTAAAAGTTTCTTTGAAGATGCTGCTTTCCGTGCCGAGATTGAGAAAGACTTTACTGTCATCGAAGCTAAGAAGCTACCATATCCAAAGAGTAAGTCTACTTCTAAGAAGTCAGATAGTGCAAACGTGGTATGGAGTAGAGGATCTAATATCGGATTATTCGATGCACTCACCCTGCATAACAGGATAATGAAAGAGAATGACCACAAAGTGGTAGCAAGTATCAAGGATGCTCAAAAACAAATTAAAGCATTTAGAAAGGATCTTAGTTGCGTCAAGGTTCTAGGTATGATTACTATTGCAGCCAAGAAATCAGTTTATAGCACTTATAATAATTGTGTTTCTAGTTACTTCATCAATGCCAAGGCACTCAAAGAAGGAATGAAAGAATTAGGTTATTACTTTGAGGATGATCATGATTGGGTGATGTTGTCTCAGAAGCTTCGTGCTACTGTTCAAGCTAAACATGACAATGATAGAATTTGCAAATGTATGGCTCATGATAATTCTGAATGCCTGAGTGATAAAACAAAGGATTTAATCATGCTTTCAGAGAGAAATAAAACTCGCTGGACTAAAGCAGTAGAGCAAGCTAAAAAGAGAAATACATTAAGCAAACTAATATTAGAGCAACTCAGTTCTAGTTGGTATTCACAATTTAAATATATGACCCGCAAAGAACTTCGCTATATCCTTACATCTCCAATCGAAACTAAGTAGTTGACAAACCAACCTGAAAACAGTAAAATACACGTATCATGAATTACATCATAAACAGCACCGCAATCGTTTTCTTCTTTGACAATAAGCCTGTCAAGGTAGAGAAGACCGCACCAGAATACACACGCATCCTCGCAGCATTTGATTTGCCGTCAGGAGAACAGGAGGAGGTAATTAACGCTATCCTCAACGAGAAAACAGGAGAATATGAGAAGGATGGATTTACCATCTCGCCTGAGTCAGTATCTTACGATGGGGAAACCTTACCTGATGTCCTTGCTAATAAAGTCAGGAGCATCGCATCGGAGGGATTACCTGTCAAGCTATTCGCTAACTTTTGGGAGAACCTAAACAATAACCCTTCTGCCAGTTCAGTCAGGGAGCTATATGACTTCCTTGCATACAAAGAACTACCTATCACAGAAGATGGATTCTTTATTGCTTATAAGGGAGTAGCATCCGATGGTCTATCAGTCCACGGCAATACTAAAACTAAGGTATTGCAGGGCATTGTAGATGGCAATGGTAAAATCCAAAACAATGTTGGTGATACTATTGAAGTCAAGCGTTGGGATGTCGATGATAACCGAGACAACGGATGCAGCTTTGGCTTGCACGTAGGCTCAATGAACTACGCCACCACATGGGGGCAGAAAACCTTAGTGGTCAAAATCAATCCAGCCGATGTCGTTAGTGTCCCAACTGATTGCGGATGCCAGAAATGCCGAGTATCTAAGTATGAGATCATTGACGCATACGAGAATGAGATTAAGAACGCCATTACAGATTCAGAGGGTAACCCAATGGAGTCAGTAGAGGCAGCCGAGTATGAGGATTTCCTACGTAGCATTGATCAGTTCTGTATTGAGAAAATGGATGAAGGTCTGCGCTACCTTAGAGTAAGGGCTATTCAGGAGATGGGAGACTTTGAAGAAAGACCTAGCCGAGTCAGGGTTCTAGATGGTCTAAGTGAGCTTGGATACTATTGGGATAAGGATTCTGATGGTGAGTTTGTAGTTGACCTGAACGACTAAATTTCGCACACTGTTTGTGCATCATGTGACATTCCCTGTTCGTCCTGTAGTGTGGACGAGCAGGGGATAACACAAACCAAACTAAATACAATGGAAGAAACATACATAGTAGCATGGACAGTTCGACCTCATCGACTTAAAAGCGGTCACCAATCCAGTTTCCACCAAGATTATTGGGAGCGTTGCGAGACGTTAGAAGAAGCTCAAGAGTTATACAATAAAGTAATGGAAGAACTCGACCCGCTCAAGGAAGACCAAAAAATATACACAGCATCAATAGCAAAAGAAATTCAATCAACAGAATCATGATAGCGACAATTACAATAGACGCAAATAGCGAATCAGAACTAATCGAACGCCTCGATCAAATACGAAATGCAGTAAAGACAAATAGCATCGAGGACAATCAACTAATGGATGGTAGCTATCAGGTCGATACCGCAAATATAGAACTAGAACTGGTATAGCTGCAAATAGCAAATAGACAAATAGACAAACTCAGGCTAATCACCTGGGTTTTTTTGTTTTATTAAACAATCATAAGTCACTTAGTATCAACGAGTTAGGAGCGAGCGGGGGGTACTCCGCCGTAAGTCGTTGAGTATCAATGAGTTATGGCATGTTAGAGAAGGTAGGGGCGGAGGGACTTGAACCCTCGACCTGCCGATTATGAGTCGGATGCTCTAACCACTGAGCTACACCCCCTTCTGTTAGATGTTAGTAATCCTCTTCTTCTAAACGATCATCCTCACAGCACTCACATAAAAAACTGTTTTGATTTATTAGATCTTGGGTAGTGCCACTCATGAAGCGGACAATGTCGCCGTTGGGTGTGAAGTATCTTACCTTGTCGCTGTTAACGTCTTCAACCGATGCCTTGTCATAGCACTCGCTGCATTTTACGTGCATTCCTATTACTTTAGTCATTTGTTTTATTTTGTTATCTTCATCATATCAAGTGCCAGATTATCAATGTGCTGATACAACTCGTCACCATCACAGGACGAGAATGGTTCCCATGCGTTATCCTCTAAAAAAAGATTTTGTTTATTGTGATCCCAATCAAAGAATTCCTCTGGTATTGGATCACATAGATAATGAGCAGATGATCTTATTATTGCTTGTTCTTTTGTCATTTGTTTTATTTTGTTAGGTTAGAACATTCTGGACATACGCCATCCTCGGATGCTCCGCAATTTTCAAAGCTGTCTCCCATATCGTAGTTACAATTTTCGCAATTCATGTTTTGTTAGATTAGAACCATGCGGAGTAGTAAACCTTCTCACCCTTACTTAAGAGTTTACCAGCTTCTTTTATGAAGTCAAGTGTTTCTTGCTTTCTGTGTGGACATTTCCTTGAATCGCCACCATAGAAGAAGCCGTGAGTCTCTGGTAGTTCGTCATTGGCAACAGCAGCCTCTAGCTGTTCGATGTCATGAGCGTTAAGCTCAAGCTCTGAACAGTTCCATTCTCCTGCGCCTCCTTTGTCTACCCATAGGTTCTGCATCCATCCATCAAGCGCATTGTGTTTGCGCCAGTCTTGAATCGTGTTGCATTCTCCGTCCTTATCTTTAGTGTATGCTTGCTGGTCTAATCCCATTTTTTATTTTGTTCTATTTGTTTGTGTTTATTATTACTATCGCTAAGAAGATCATCAAAGCTATTGATTCGATCATGGCGGTATTTTAGCAGGAAACTGGCTCGATGACAAACCCCGATTTATCTTTTTTCGCAAGCCCCTTTTCAATGAGACCAACGACAACGCCTTTCTTGTCCAGGAAACGCAAGTCACTCTCGTCTCCGTCTATTACTTCGTAGCCGTTCCATGTAGTAGGTAAGGAACCACGGAAAACGATTGCGACGTTTCCACCTTGTGCTAGTATCATTGCAAGCTCAAGGTCTGAGCTTTCTTCACTGCGTGAAAGCGTTAGAGAATAGTTTTCTGGTAACTCACCCGCAAGGAACTGTTCCATGCGTTTTCTGCTCTTGGTATAGTCGTAAAAGATTTGATCTTTAAACCGATCAAAGACATTCAAGCCTCCAAAGTGTTTCATGTTTTCCCACGGCAAGTCACTCGTTAGATTGAGACGGAAGCAAGATTGCATTTCCTTACGTGCGGCAGACTTAACAGCTTTTGTTATCTCGTCAGCAAGTTGAGTCATGAAGTTTTCACGATCCTTAAAGATACGAATTGTTTTCTTTATTCTCGCGTCTTGAACATTCTTCATTGCTCCGCGTCCTGCAGTATTCAAACAAGCCATTGCACAGCCCTTGCTTGCCCACCTGCATACGTTGTAGCCGCTTACTTTACTTGGCGCAAGGTGAATGCCGAATGTTTTCCATCCTTTCTTTTCTCCCTTGGCAGTCTTACTATTTCCAGTGTTGAGTATCTTTTGCATATCAGTATTTTATCAGTTTGGGTTAATTAAGTCAATGGTTATTTTTAGAGGTTAAAGCCTAGTGTGTCAAGAGCTGCGCTATGAGATACTTTGCCCTTACTTGAACCATCCAACTCTTGCCAGTTCTGAATCTTACCCTTAGCATCAGCAGGGAAAATGAATGTCTCAGAGCCTCCGTGGTCAAGTGCTAGATCAATAGAAGACACAACAACAAATTTTGTTTGGCGTTTTCTTTTAGTCTCTCCGCTTGTATCTATAAATCTAACGGGTGAAGATAGCTTGTAGAGTTTGGCATCCCCTCTGAAGTCTTCAGATACGTCTTTGATTAGCTCGGCAGTGTTTGGCTTTGTCCTTGTCATGGCTGCATTATAGCAGAATGGCGAACCGTAGCAAGTGTTTTTTAATCTTTTTTAATTCTTTTTCTAACAACGTTTTTATCATGCGTAACTCGTTCATTATCAATGACTTACGAGCGGGTGCCTCCCGCCGCGCCGTAACTCGTTGAGTATCAACGACTTATGACTGTTAGATGCTGTTAGTAAAAAACCCCCGCCCTGTTAGGGGCGAGGGCTGCGCTTCGCTGGAGTTGTTAGGCTGGCAGCACCAGACCAGTCTCGTTGTCGACTGTTAGGTTTGGCGAGTGACCTGCGACGCGGTCAAACACGCTCTGCATATTCATAGTTCTGCTAGGCAACTTGGACATGTCGCTGCCCTTGAGGTGCTCAGTGCAAGCGTTGTAGAGGTTCCACAAGTGGTTGCCCTTGAACTCCGCGTGGCGAGGTGCTTCGAATTCTTTCGCGGTCTTGTAAACGTCACGGGCAGAGAATGCCTTAGCGTCTACAAGATCAATTAGGAGATCCGATGCTTGCTCACGGTTGATCTCGGTCCGCTGGTAAGCGCCGATGCGTTCAGCCATGTCAGTCCAGTGAGACGTAACGCGAGACATGGCGGTAGACAGAACACGCGGCAGATCTGTTAGAATGCGCGAGGTGTGACGACGGGCAAGCTTCACATCAGAAGAGAAGCAAAGATTATCACAGACAAGCATCTGGTTACCGATACAGATAGCAGAGGCAAATGCCTTGTCATGACTGTTACGGAGACCAAGGACAAGATTTCGATCATCGCCCTCGATGCCCTTACCAGTGATAGCAAAGCCGCCGAAGTAACGAAGGTCACCGCGTGACAAACCATGCTCTTCTTCAGTGATAGAAAAACCAGCACGGTCAAGAGCTTTGCGGGTATAGTCTACCAGCGTCGCGTGTGGGATTGGAGTGTGGGTATCAGTTCCTGCTGGCGTGTGGAGCTTAGCAAGATCAGTGGCTTCGATTGGGCTTTTGGACATTATTAGTGACATAGTATTATTTTTTTCTAGTTTGGATTAAGTGCGCCTTTCGTGACTGCAAAGACATTATAGCCTAAAAGTTTCTATTGGACAAGCACTTTCGTCATAAAAAACGATTTATTTTCACATGTTCCACGGAATGTTCCACGCAGCTGGGATTTAGAAAACGCCAAATAGACTGTTAGACGTTTCTGTTATTACAAGCCATTAAGTGTCAATGAGTTACGTTTCTGTTAGGGTACGTAAGTCACTCAGTATCAACGACTTACGGCGGGGCGGGGGGCCACAGCTCCTAACTCGTTCAGTATCAATGAGTTATGTAGTGGTTGAGCGATCATCTATACGATCCTGTCGACCTTGAGAAAACCAAGCGTCCCATTGAACCTTCTGCTCTTCTGTTAGAACACAAAGACAAGGCACGGTGATTCCATGCCAACCGCAATCATAAGATATATCTATAACTTCGTCGTCACTCATAATTGTTAATCGTATTTATTATCTTCACAGATAGCCTTAGCCATTGCCAGGAAAGACATTACCACTAAAGTTGTTAGAGTGGTGAATAATGTTAGAAAAGCCAACGCGTGAATTATTGTATGAATCATGTTAGTAGTATTTATCTTCTTTCATTTCTTCCAGTAAGTCTTTGATTAAACAAAGCACAAACATAACTACGCTAACCACCCAAAAACAAATGAGTGTTATGCCTCCGATTATTAGTATTTCTTTCATGATGGTGATAGTATTTCTAATTCTGGTTCGTTGTCAAAGATATCAACGAGAAAGGGGAATGGTAAGTCTTCTAAACTAAACATTATTTCTTGTTGTCTATCAAAGAGCTTGTCCCTGTCTTCTTCTATTATTGTTATTTGTATTCTGGTTTGCATATTATTATTCTCCTATAAACATTCCTCCGCCGAAAAAGCCTTCGTGGCTTACCTCTCTCGCCTTAGCCTTGATATTCTTAGCTGTGCCTCTGACAAGTGAGTCGTGGTGATTGATGTATGGTTCTGTTAGTGTTACCACCTTTCCGTATTCCTCTAGAGATGTAGTGATGAACATACCTAGCTTGATCTCCTTGCCATTGGTTATTTCAGCGGCTTTGAGTAGATCATTGTATTCGTCTTCTGTTAGCACGTTTTTTACATGCATTCTTTGGCTTTGTGCTTTTGTCATATCTTTTCTCCCTGCGTTGTTTAAGCTGTTTGGATTACAATTCATATTATGGGCAGATGGCTGTTACTTGTTCTGTTGAAAAACCTACTTCCTCACCATCCTCGGTAGTTCCCCAGAATGGGCGATGTGGGTTGTTAGGATATACTTCATCGACTATCACGGGTTGACCGCAAACGATAACCATAGTCCCAACCTTAATGGAGTTAGTGAGTTCTGTGTCTTTCATGGTTACATTATAGCATAATGAACTAGCGAAGCAATACCTTTTTAATCTTTTTTTAGTTGCTGATTGCGTCAATGCGGCTCATGTGGATTTCTTCTTCGTGTCCGTCTTGGTCAATCCCGATGATGGTATTTTCTGAATACCAGACTTCTTCGACGTAGTAAGAAGTCAATCCGACGATCACCATCGAGCCGACTTCTATCTTTTGTTGTGGTAGTGTTTCCGTTTTCATGGCTGCATTATACCAAATTGGAGCAAATAGGCAATACCTTTTTAATCTTTTTTTAATGTTCCACAGAAATGTTCCACACAGCTGGGATTTAGAAAACGCCAAATAGACTATACTGTTAGATGTATAAGTCATTGAGTATCAACGAGTTACGAGCTGGCTGGAGGTGCCCCGCCGTAAGTCGTTCAATATCAACGAGTTACGTAGGGTGTTAGAAGCTGTTAGTCGTAGCCGTAGATAGACCCCATAACATGGTAGTCGGCAATCGCGGAGGCGGCTTCGTCACGCTCGTCAGTCTGACCCTCGGCAAACCAGCGATCCCAGATCTCCTTCTGGTCATCTGTTAGGTGAGCGAGGCAGGGCGGTGTCGTGCGATAGAAACCGCAGTCATAGGCATGGTCTTGAATCTCTTGATCAGTCATAGTGTTAGGTAGTGGTTAGAGGTTGCTCCCCCCGTGGGGGAGCGGTTAGGGTGCTAGTAGGCGGGTTGAGCCGCACCCTGCGGAAATTAGTGAGCGTCATCGAGGAACGGCTCGGAGGTGTCAGCCTCGTTACAAGCTGCGATCCAATCCTGGTAATCCTGAACATCGAAGTCAGAGGGGAACTGAGCATCGAAGTTGGCTTGATCGGCAGCGGTAGCGGTGGTAGTGTTGTTCGTTTCCATGACAGAATTATACCAGAATCTCGCTAATAGGCAACATCTTTTTGCATCTTTATGCACTTTTTTTTGTGTTCCACGGAAATGTTCCACACGCGCCTGTTAGATTTATTGCTTACATAACTCGTTCAGTATCAACGACTTACGGCGCGGCTGGGGGTGGGGGCTCGTAACTCGTTGAGTATCAATGACTTACAGAGCTTTTTTCTGTTAGAGTGGTGGAGCGTAGGGGATTTGAACCCCTGTCTCTAACAGCAAACTGTTAGATCGAATACCAGTTCGCCCCTGTTAGATGTTAGGTAGCTCACCCCACGATGCCTAGGAGATCGTGAGGCAAGCTATTCCCAACACTACTTAGAAAACTGTTAGGCGACTACCTCAATTCCTGCTAGATGAAGTGTGCGATACTTCTCAAAGCCGTGATCGTCAATGTCGGTGGCTAAGACCTTGAGGCAGCGTTTACCATTCTTCTTAGCGTTCCAAACATCCTCGACAGCGTGGATTTTAAAGGTGCGCTCCTTGTCTCTGCGAACGCTAGACTTCCCTTGGTTGATATATCGAACAGTTCGATCCTTGAGAAGGTTTGCGATTTCGAGGACGGAGGCGGTTGTGCTTGTGTTGGTATTTGCGATTTGCATAGTTATATTATAGTTGGTTTTTGCGGTTGAGTCAATCCCCTTTTTGAGGATTGTGAGATTGTTTAGTGCTTTTAAAAAGTCCATTTGTTTTTAGTGGTTAAGACAAGCCTAGAGCATTGCCGTATTTGTCGAAGGTATTGCGGACAACCTTAGTTATTCCAGCAGAACCCCAGCGCATATTGGAGCGGAACTCTTTGACAGTTTCGCCATCAGAGTTTTTCACAAGGATTCTCCAAGTGCCAGTTGAGTTTCCTTCATCCCAAGTGAAACCTCGCTTTGCTTCAAAAGCGTTTAGGGTATCAAGATCAACGTGAAGGGTTTCGAACCAAGGAGTTTTTTTTGTTTTAGTATTGTTCATAGTAGTGTTTTCTATTTGTTAATGGTTTAAGTTTTGGAAAGCTGATTGCTCATAAAGGAGTTGCACCTTCGTCTTCCTCTCCTACCGCTTGTGCCGTAGTATCCTCGGATTTCTCGGAGTATGTGAGAGGCTATCTTACTTGCTAGAAGAATGAGCCGTTTGTAGTGTTTTGATTGTTGCTCCCCCTTAGGGAGCTTTTGGGAAGTCTTAAGTTGGTTGAACCCTTCCCTCTCTTGCTTGACTATATTATAGCAGAAAACTCGATTTTTACAAGCATATTCGACCTAAAAAAACGTTTTTTTTCGCTTTTTAACTCATTGGTTATCAACTAGTTAAAATGTTCCACAGAATTGTTCCACAGAGCTAGTTCGAATTTCCTTCGCCTTTCTAAACCTTTTCGCACTTTGCCGCCAGCCATGCGGTACATTGGCAGCACCTCAGAAACGCTCTGATAATTTCCATCGTTTAAACGCCCCTCCTGTGAGACAAGCTGATATAGTGCGCCCCTTCCGCAGTTGTATGTGAAACTTGTTAGAGCAGCAAGTTGATTATCTGTTAGAGGGACTTTGACTATAGAGAGAACCACATCTTTGTATTCGTGCAATTCCTTTTCTAACAAGTCGCTTGCTTCCCTCTCGGAGATTACGCCCTTAGATACTGCAATGCCTGTGTGACCATAGCCAATAGTTCGCTTGCCACCGCAACACGTATACGCCTCTGCGCGATAGCTCTCGAAATGTTTTACGCCTTTTAGCATATCATACCAAGCCTTGTTTATGTTAGGCGCAAGCACCGCGCTGTTAGGTTTTACCAGTACAGGTCTGTTAGGCTTCACCAGCACAGGTGTGTTAGATAGGGCTGATGTAGTAAGGGCGATTAGAAGTAGTAGCGTTTTCATGCCCTAATTATACTCTAACAGTTCAGGTTTGTGAAGCTTTTTCTTTGCTTATTTTACCCCATGTAAGTCCTTCAGTATCAACGAGTTACGATCTTTCTAACAGTCATAAGTCACTCATTATCAACGAGTTACGGCCCCTCGGGGGGTGAGGCGCCCTAAGTCGTTGAGTATCAATGGGTTACAGAGGTTTTTCTGTTAGATGGCAAAACCCCGCCCCCCACACTACTAGGGGACGAGGCACAATTACCACTATGAAAAAGCTGTTAGATGTTAGATGAGCGTGGTGACGTATAGACCTTGATGCTCACCCTTGAGGTTGTCTGTTAGAGTGGCATAGCCATTGTCGTCTGCTGCTGCTCTAACGTATTCATGCAGTGCGTCTATGTCGAGGCTCATCTTCCTTGGTTGGCTTGGGTAGTTCCACACTATACGTGTGCCTGACTGAGCAAAGCGCATGATGCTGGCTAGTGTATCCTCTAACTGATCGCCTGTCTCTTGGACGTTCAACACGTTAGACACAAGGATCACTGAGTATGTATCATTAGAGGTAGCATTAGGCACGGATAGATCATAGCCATCAATGCTATACTCTTGTGCGCTTAATCTGTTAGACCAGTAGTTATCCTTACCACATCCGAAGTCTAACACATCATCCTCATGCTTAGTGATAACGTGATCTAGTGCATAGTGATATACTCTAGCCTTAGGCGTGAAGTTCTTACGGTATGTCTTGGTGCGTGAATCATTGTGTGCTTGCCACATAGCACCGCCCCAGCTTTTAGGTTCTTCTGTCATGCTGTTAGGTGTTAGTAGTTGACGTATTCCATGACTGTATCATAACGGAACTGACCATCGTCATTCATTTGGTCTAGCTCTTCATCGGTAGCCATGCGACCTTCGACCTTGGCTGTCATGATGTAAGCATCGCAGTAGTCGGGGTAGTCGCGATGGTCTACGCCGTCAATTTGGATGTCTTCGATTGGGGCGGTATATGCTCCTCTGTCGGAGTGATTGAATGTGAATTGATTCATAGTAATTATATTCTGTTAGTGGTTAGTAGTGATTAGTGCGGGTTGGCTCGTTAGCGAGTAGGATACAAGCCTTATTGATGTCCCCATGTGTGAAGCGTTCTCCGTTTATGGTTATGTAGTATCCACGGCATGAGACGGCAGAGAAGTTGCCAGATTTAAAGTAGACAGTGGCAGACCATCCAGCCTTATCATCATGGATAGATCTCTCAACGTGTGAGAAGGTAGGATACCTGCGGAAGTCAAATGCTGTCATGCTATTGTATGCGAGGTGGAAGGCGTTGAGCGGTGGTGTAGTGTATGCTTTCATAGTGATTTTCTTTCTGGTTATATTTTACAGTAATTCTAGTTGCCTTGCAAGATGTTTCGACACTTATTTTCAGCATCTCTTTTAGCCTTCATGACCATCTCACGCTCACGCTTGATCTGGAACTGACGCTCACGCTCACGCTGACGCTCAAGATTCTTGTTAGCGTTGGCGACCATCTCAGTGAGGATGTGCTGAACGTTAGGATTAGGAACTGGTGAAAGTGATGTAGTGTTTCTCTCTTGCATGGTTGTATTATACCACCAGAGCCGAAAAATGGAAGCAGAAACTTCATATATTATCATCTTTTTTCTCGTTCAGTATCAACGACTTACAATGTTCCACAGGAATGTTCCACGGGGAGGGGGGTTATTCTAGGCTTGCTGGAGAAAAAAAATCAAAGCTCGGGCATAGAAAATTGCTAATAGCATCTAACAGATGACCCTACCCCATTAAGTGAAAAAAAGTGTTAGATAACTGTTAGAATTCGCGGGGGGGAGGATTTCCTCAGTTTATAAATGGTTATAGGATGTAGGTGTTTGCGGGGCTAGCGCCCCCACCCCCAATTAGTAGAATGGAGCATTAAAAAAAACCCATAGTATTTGTTAAGTGAAAAAAAAACGCGGGTAATTTTGTGTTAGGGGTAAATTGTGTTGTTGATAAAAAAAGAATATAATATATAATAATATATATGCCGCGATTACTTTCAACACAGCTGACACTATTCGATAGTGTGGAAGACACATGGAGAAATAAATATTGCCCATGTTGTAGGGAAACTAGGAACATTGGCTCATTTTACAAAAACAAAATAAATAAAGACGGACACGATGCTTATTGTGAAGACTGTAGACGAGGTTTTTTAGCAAAAAAAAGAAAAGAAGAGAAAATTAAATACAAAAAAATAAAAAGGACCTTAAAGCGTGGAGATATTTCTCCAGAAGGTTTGATATTTTGGGGTTATGATTTACTGGCTAAGAATTTTGAACATTGGGTGGATAAAGATCGCTTTGAAGAAAAAAGAAATACAGTCAATAAAAGGCGCAACACTCGTTATCACGAAGACCAACTATATAGATTCAGAAAGACCTTAAGTAGAAGTATTAATAAATCCCTAAGCAAATTGAATGGCTCTAAAAACGGCCAATCAAAATGTGATATAATAGGACTCAGCATCGTGGACTTTCAAAAATATTTGAGCGATAGTTTTTCAGAAGGGATGTCATGGGAAAACAGAAGCGAATGGCACATTGACCACATCCTACCTCTTTCGGCGGCGAAAACACAAGAAGAAATCAAAATGTTATGGCATTACACTAATATGCGGCCAATGTGGGCTATTGACAACTTGGTAAAAGGAGGCAAATACTGCCCATTCGAGCTAGAAGAATTTTTCAAACGCAGAAAGCTTGAAATGGAACAATCTGATAAAAAATAGTGTATAGATTATTATGACGGATGAAAGGATGGCCATAACAATAGGTAGGGCTAACATAGAACTTGAAAAGTTTAGATTGGACAAAAGGTTTGAGCCTTATGGTCTTTATGAGTTGGGTCTTTCTAGTTTGGGTGAGAGATATACATTTGGTCAAAGAATGTTTTACGCTAATAACGTAAATGTTAATTTTGATATGCAGGGGGAAGTTAACAGGAAAGCTGGTTCTGTCGATAGGGATTTAATGTATAAGCAAAAGAATCAAATGTCTTGTATTATAGATGTTGATTTTTTATTATCTAATGATATCAATTCTGGTTATGGAGATCCTTATTTGTTTATGCGCGATGACATTCCAGGCGGGAATGCTACTGGTAAATCATTCTACGCTATAACTATTGGTGAGAATATTTATAATAAATGTTACCTTAACAGCATAAATGTTGAAGTTGCTCCTTTCAAACCTGTAGCATGTAGAGCTTCTTTCAAATGTGTGGCTCCAGCTAGCGGAGAGCCAATTAAGGGCTTATATGTAGCTCAAAATTGGACTGGTTCGCATAACCAGTTAATGGATACAGATGGTTTTGTTTTAGGACATACTTGCGAGCTCAGTGGTTGGATTGAAAACATAACTACATTGGATGCAATATCTCAAATTTCGTTTACAAGGACTTACGGAAGGAAGGACATCTATTGTATAGGTGAAAGCTTGCCTAGGGAGTCATTGGTTAAAAATGTAGAGAATACAATGGTCATCAGGTCTTCTGGATTTGAAAACATGTTACCTGCGGAGGGTATCAGAATATCTGGTGATATAGGTGTTATATTTAAAGATTCAAAAGGAGATAGAGTTAAAACACAACCTCTTGTAAGTGGAACTTATCACAATTTAGATCCATCTATACACATTAAAAGTGGTGCTTACGTTATTGCGGAGGGTTACTCTATAGCAGAGAAGGGTTCCGTAGAATCTGTGATAACAATAGGAGAAGCTATACAATAATATTAAATTCAGTGTATATATATTAAATCGGTTTCGGAATGAAATACGCCAAAACTGCGAAAAGTAAAAATTATAAATAATTTCGCCCTGTCACTGGTTTTTTTTAGAAAAAGTTTGGTTTTGTTGTATATATAAGTGTATGAATCATATTTACTGCACAGAATGTGGGGCTAAAGTGGAATACGCTTACTCTAAACCTAAATTTTGTTCAGGTTGTGGCGAAAAGTTTGGCGGATTGCATAAAAGCATCAAAAAAACCGAAAAAACCGTTAAAAACACCTCTCTTGCAGAGGATGAGACTGAAATTGACGAAGTCCCGACTCTACGGGGAGGTCTAAATGTAGACATTGAGTCTGATGGTAACCATGTTTTTGAGTTAAACTCTCTAGTTGGAGAAGAAAGCGACAAAAAAGAGGTCAGAGAGAAGAGATCTAGAAGTATAGACGACTTTATTGATGACCGAAGAGGGTAAAAAGCGGTTCGAGGACCACATAGACATAATAGAGACCGCTATTCGTAAACAAAGGAGTAGGTGGCGTCTAGATTGTATTTCTTGGTTTGATTTTGAGGATGTGGAGCAAGTAATTAAGCTCCATATTTATAAAAAGTGGGATATGTGGGACCAAAAAAGGCCTTTGGAGCCTTGGATAAACATAATTGTTACTAATCAGATAAGAAATTTGGTTAGGAATCATTATGGTAACTATATGAGGCCCTGCACTACCTGTGAGTTTAATATGGGTGATGATGCTTGCTCGTATACATTTAGTAAAGTACAAGATCGTAGTTGTGATAAGTTTAAAAACTGGGAGAAGACAAAAAAAGTAGCTTTTGATTTGAAAGTGGCCGTATCTGCTGAAGATCATACATATGAAATGGGTAAAAGTGCCGATAGTGATGTTTGTTTTGATTCGTGTATCTTGAAGCTTAATGATTACATGAAAAAAGACTTAACGGAGACTCATTACATAGCTTATCACATGTTATTCTTTCAAAAGTCATCAGAAGAAGACGTTGCTGAGTTCATGGGTTATAAGACTAACGAGAAAAAACGTAAGGCTGGCTATAGGCAGGTTAAAAACCTAAAAAAGATGTTCATGAGAAAGGCGGCTGAGATAATTAAAGATTACGACATCATAATTAACAAAACAGATTAAAAAATGGAGTTAAATAAAGAACAGGAGGATTTCTTAAAGGAGAACGCCAAAAAAATGCAAGATTTAAATCTACTTACTAAGGAGTGCTTTAAAGACGACAGTTTAGACGGAAGAAGTAAACAGGGTAGGCTTGTACGTAAATTTTTGATTGAAAACGAGATAGAGTTCAAGACATCATTTAAGCCTAAGCAGGAAAAGATCAAGTTTACAAAAGAGCAGAAAGAATTTATAATAAATCAGGCAAAAGATAGTCTATCTTCACTGGCTATAGCTAAGTTGTTGTTTCCAGATAAGCGTGTTAACCCATTAAGCTTAGAGCAGAGAGCTGTATTAGACCATATTAAAAAAGTAAACCCAGACTTCTTGCCTTCACAAGATAGTGGGGCTTTGGATTCTTACGTTGCGCCGAAAGCTGCTAGTAGAATTCTTAAAAAGATAAACGATGCTGTAGGTTTAAACCTTGAAGAGTCAAAAATCAATAGGCAATATCAAATATGTGTCGATAAGCTTGGTATTCATCTTAATAATTCTCGTTTTTTGAAGATAATGAATAATTATTTAGACACAAGTGACAGGACTTTGTTTGAACAAGAGTTTGTTCGTTTAATATGGGACAAGCCCGATTTAACCGCTGATGAAATTAACCTTTACCTCAATGTTTGTAAAGAGATAATTAATTTGGAGGTTGTAAGCAAACACCTAAATAAGCTTAATGATATGTTCGACGTCGCAGACGACCAAACAGAGATGTCAGTGCGACTTGCGGAAATCATTAAAGCTAAAAGTTCAGAGTATCACCAGTGTGAGAACAGAATAGAAAGCTTAACCAAAAAGTTACAAGGTGACAGGTATGAAAGAATGAAAAACAAGACCAAGGATAATGCTTCTATTTTATCAATAGTTCAATTATTTCAAGAGAAAGAAGAAAGAGACAACATGGTGAGGATTGCTGAAATGCAAAAACAAACAGTCAAAAAAGAAGCTGAGAGGATTGAGGGCATGACTGAGTGGAAAGCTAGAATTCTAGGTATAAGCCAGGACGATGTTATTTAAGTGTCAGGAGTGCCAGAAAGAGTTTGAGAGCCTTAGGGGGCTCCATACTCACGTTAAGAAGCATGGTGTGATGCTTGGTGATTACTATGTGCGCAATTATCGCAGAAAAAACAAACTAACTGGTGATTTATTGCCTTTTAAGAATTACGACGATTACTTCTTTAAGGATTTTTCACAACCGCAACAACTAATGGAGTGGATAAACAAATCTCCAGATGAAGAAGTTAAAGAATATATTGCTAAACTCCTTGTTCATAGGGTGCAAGAAAAAGGTTTGGATTATGGCCCAACGCAGTTGGAGCTAATCACATCTGGATTGCCGCCAATTGATATTTATAAAAAACATTTTGGCAGCTACACAGAGGCATGCAAACAATGTGGGATAGAACCCTTGTTTAATAAAAATTTGCCAAAAGAATTTAACAATGATTACTCTAAAGTAAAAATACTGATAGACACTAGAGAGCAAAAACCTTTGAGCTTCAAAAACAGTGAAAAATATAAATTAGACGTCGGTGATTATTCTGTAGAGGCTAGTAATTATGATTATACAACAGTAGACAGGAAATCCTTTGGAGATTTCTGCGGAACTATAACAACTGGTTATGCTAGGTTCTGTAAGGAGCTTGATAGATGCAGAAGTTTAGGCTCTTACATGTTTGTTGTTGTGGAGAACGGCTTTGATGAGATGGAGGACATCAATAAGAAGAGCTATAAGAAATTCAAACTCAGCTATGTTTATCATAATATGAGAGAAATACAAAAACAGTATAAGGATTGCTGTCAATTTGTTTTTTCTGGCTCTAGAACTAACAGTATAGAGTTAATTCCTAAAATACTAATGCTAGGGAAAAAACTTTGGAATACCGACGTAGAATATTTCTGGTCTAAGCGTATATCTAATAAAAATAAATAAAAATAAATATGAGCTGGACAACAGGTATTCAAGAATCAAGAAATAGGTTTCCTGACATTAATAAGGAGATTTTAGAGATAGAGGGTTATCTAGAGGAAGATGAAGCAAAATTATTGTTTTATAAATTCCTTAGACAAAATCCATCTTTCGCTGCAGAGTTTATAACAGGGGTGAGATTGTTCCCCTTCCAGCACATGGCTATTAAGGGCATGATGGAGACCGATTACTTTTTAGGCATATGGAGTCGTGGAATGTCTAAAAGCTTCTCTACGGCCGTTTTTGCGCTATTAGACGCTATAATGAACCAAGGTGTTCACATTGGAATTATATCTAAGTCTTTTCGACAGTCAAAAATGATATTTACTAAGATGGAAGAGATAGCCGCGAGTCCAAAAGCCGAGTTCCTTTCTCAATGCATTACCAGAGTATCCAAAGCTAACGACCAATGGGTTATGGAACTTGGATCTAGTAAGATAACAGCTCTACCATTAGGTGATGGAGAAAAGCTCCGTGGTTTCCGTTTTGAGAGGATGATTATTGATGAGCTTCTTCTTATGCCTGAAAAGGTATTGAATGAGGTTATTATGCCGTTCCTTTCTGTTATTAAAAACCCTACTGAAAGACAAGAGACATATGATCTCGAGACAACAATGATAGAGCAGGGTAAAATGAAAGAAGAGGACAGGACTAAATGGCCCAACAACAAAATTATTGGTTTATCTTCTGCCTCTTATAGATTCGAACATTTATATAAGATGTATTGTCAATATGAGTCATTGATTCTTAATGAAAACGAGCAAGATAAGGCTCATAGAACCATAATGCACTTTAGTTATGACTGTGCTCCACAACAACTTTATGATCAAAACCTTATTGATCAAGCAAAAGCGACAATGAGCCAATCTCAATTTGACCGAGAGTTTATGGCTGTATTTACAGATGATAGCTCTGGTTACTTCAAGGTGAGTAAGATGAAGGAGTGTACCATAGAAGATGGAGAAGGGCAATCGGTAGAGGTTGTTGGTGTACCACAGGATGAATATATATTATCCTTTGACCCATCTTGGTCTGAAAGTGACGGCTCTGACGATTTCGCTATTTTACTGATTAAATTAAACAGGGATACTAAAAAAGGCACTATAGTGCATAGTTACGCTTTGCCTGGAGCAAATCTTAAAACGCATATAACTTATATGGCGTATTTAATCAAGAACTTTAATATTGTTTTCATAGTTGGTGACTATAACGGTGGAGTTCAGTTTTTAAACTCATGCAACGAGAGTACAATCTTTAAAAAGAATAATTTAAAATTGAATTTAGTAGATTCCGACTTGGATGACCACCAAGAATACGAAAAGGGCTTAAGAGGTTTAAAAAGACAATATAACAAAGAAACAAATACTTATGTATTCCTTAGGAAGCCAACATCTAAATGGATAAGGTATGCAAACGAGTTATTGCAAGCAGCATTCGATCACAAGAGAATTTACTTTGCTGGAATGGCAATGAATGATGATTACAATAGACAAAGAAAGGCAAAGATACCAATCAAGGATTTAACATTCTTAAGAAATTACGAAAACAAGTCTGAACCTTCTAAAATGATTGATTTTGTGGAACACCAAAAAGATATGATGGATTTGATTAAAGTAGAGTGCGCTTTAGTACAAGTTTCAACCTCAACACAAGGAACCCAAAGCTTTGACTTACCATTAAACTTAAGAAAACAAAGTGGGGCAGATAAGGCAAGGAAAGACTCCTATTCCGCATTAATACTTGGCAATTGGATGATGCATGTATTCTATGATATGATGGATGATAATATCGCCACTAACCAAGAGACATTCACTCCTATGTTTTTAGATTAAATTGTACAAAGTTAAACTTTTAAAAGTTATAACTTTAACTTTATACTTTTGAGTGTATAATCTTTTATGGCAAAGAGGAAATATACAAAAAAATCAGACTACTGGGGTAAATTTAATAACAAAGAAGAATTGAAACCCAGCCAACCGCAAGAAGGCTTTTCTCCAGACATGATGGGAGATCCTTTTTATACTTCTGACGCGTCTTACAATTCTAGTTCTAACGCAGCCTGTTCAAGGGTTACTTCTTCTGGTAAAGGAGCTACTAGGTTTAACAGGGCTGCATACAATGTTAAGCCAGACAGATTCTCAAGCATAAGAGGAGGTCTTCTGCCATATGACTACGCTTCAGATGGGGTTAACGTAAGGGACGCTATAGAACTTTGCCAGAAAGCATACGCGAATGTTTCAGTATTCAGAAATGCTGTAGACATTATGTCGGAGTTTGCTAATACCGACTTATTCCTAGAGGGCGGAACAAAAAAAAGCAGGGACTTCTTTGCGGAGTGGTTTAAAAAAATTAACCTGAGCAACCTTAAAGATCAATACTTCAGAGAATATTATAGAAGTGGAAATATATTTTTGTATAGGCTGGATGGCAAGTTTAAGGCTGACGACTTTGCGGAACTGATTAAATCAATTGCCCCAACTAACGGAGCAAAAAACAAAGTACCTATACGTTACATATTGATGAATCCTTATGATATTGTAGCTACTAGAGCTTCAGCTTTCAATGACGGAGCTTATGAAAAAATACTCTCTGAGTATGAAATGTCAAGACTTCAGAACCCATCAACAGAGGAAGATAAGGAAATATTCGATTCTCTTCCTGAAGATGTAAAAGAAAGTGTTAAAAAGGGAAATTATAATACCGATGGTTTAAAAATCAAACTAGACCCCATGAAGGTGTCTCATTCTTTTTATAAAAAACAAGATTACGAGCCTTTCGCCATACCTTTCGGTTATCCAGTACTTGAAGATATCAATGCTAAGATGGAACTCAAGAAAATGGATCAAGCTATTACAAGAACAATAGAAAATGTAATATTGCTTATAACCATGGGGGCAGAGCCAGACAAGGGAGGAATTAACGCCCAAAATCTAAACGCAATGCAGAGTTTATTTAAAAACGAGAGTGTGGGAAGGGTATTAGTTTCAGATTATACAACAAAAGCAGAGTTCATTATTCCAGATTTAAATAAAGTACTAGGTTCTGAAAAATACAAAGTTTTAAACGAGGATATCAAACAAGGGCTTCAAAATGTTATTGTTGGTGAAGAGAAATATGGAGCTACCCAAGTAAAGGCTCAAATATTTATCGATAGACTTAAGGAAGCGAGAAATGCTTTTCTTGCAGACTTCTTGCAAAAAGAAATGAAGAGAGTTTCAAAAGAGTTGGGATTCAGGTCTTATCCGACAGCTGTTTTTAAAGATATCGATATGAGAGACGAGACTCAATTGATGAGGGTATCTACAAGACTAATGGAGCTTGGAGTTATTACGCCTCAACAGGGCATGGAGATGTTTAACACAGGAAAGTTCCCGCAGCCTGAAGATCTCTCTCCAGCTCAAAAGAAGTTTATTGAGGAAAGAGAAGAAGGTTTTTACAACCCTATTGTTGGGGGAGTCCCGATGATTGAGTCTCCAGAGTCTGAAGTTAATCAAGGTCCCAGTGGACAAGCTGGCAGACCAGAGGGGACGTCTGGAATACCACAAGAAAATTCTCAAGCACAATATTCAAGGAAAAACATTCAATCAACAATAGAGGAACTCGAAACCGCTAGAGCAAAGATTAAAAAAGTTATGAGGAAGGAATTAAAAATAAAAAGATTCACAAAAAATAACGAAAATATGCTTGATAGCCTATGCGAGGCAGTAGTTTGTTCCACAAACATTGAAAATTGGACACAAACCGCTCTTTCTTGTGTATCTAACCTGGAAGAGATTCAAAAACTTAATGTCTTGCCTGAAATTTTAGAGATATCAGCTAAGCACGAACTAGATAATTACTCAGCAGCAATTTTATATCATAGTAATGAAAAGAAAGAAGAAGAGCGAGCCTAAATATAAATATACAGCTACATTTGAAGCGGAAGTCTTCTCTTGTGATATCGGTGGAGGGTCCTTTATATCTAAGGCTTCTTTAGACAATTTAGAGTCTCTTATTCCTAGCGGCGTAAACTTCGAAGATAATATTGATCTTCTTGGAGTAGCCTTTAATGCTGCAGTCGTTAATAAATTCAATAAAAATGGTGATGGAATAGATTCTAAAACAGCTATTGAATATACAAAAAACTTTGTACATAAGCCTACAAACATAGAGCACGATAAAGATAAAATCGTAGGCCATATTGCTAGCGCAGGTTGGAGCGAATACGGAACAAGTAGAATCATGGAAGCTGAAGAGCTTGAAGGTTATACAAAACCATTTAATATTGCTCTTGGTGCTTTGGTTTATAAATCAGCTAATTCAACATTTGCAGAAGCTATAGAAAAATCAGTTGATCCTAGGGAAGGTATGTATCACAGCATATCGACAAGTTGGGAGGTTGGTTTCTCTGATTTCGTGCTGGCAGTTGGCAGTGAATATGTCGAAGAAGCAAGAATAATCTCTGATCCTGAAGAGATGGAAGAAATGGTCGGATGCCTTCGTTCCTTTGGTGGAAGCGGCAAAACAGACAAGGGTGAGACTGTAAACAGGCTCATCACAGGAAAGATTTATCCATTGGGGATTGGCTATACAACCAATCCAGCGGCAGACGTTAAAGGTATTTACATGAAGCCAGACAACGAAAACCCTATTGTAATAAAAGACAAAAGAGATAAAAATATTTCACAAAGTGAAAAAACTAATGTAAACCTTAAAAAGAATAATTCTATGGAAACCGAAAAAGTTATCGACGAACTGAAGGATCTTCTGGCCGACAAGAAGTTCTCACAGGAAGCAATCGCCTCCATGACTAGCACCTTTGCTGATGCTATCAAGGAAAAAGACGAGGAATTCCGTGCAGAACTTACCAAAGCACAAGAAGAAAAAGAGGCTGTAGCCACCGAACATGCGGAACTTAAATCTTCAGTCGAAGAATTAAAGTCTAAATTCGATGAGGCACAGACAAAAATTGCCGAATTTGAATCAGCTCAAAAAGCTGAACAGGCAGTTGCTCGTTTCAACGAGAGAATGGACGTTCTGGATCAAAAATTTGATCTTGAAGACGAAGACAAGGAGTTTCTTGCTAAAGAACTTAAAGATATCGACGCAGCAGAAGAGGCTTTCGCTTCATTCGAAGAAAAGCTCGTTGTACTCTGGAAGCACAAGAGCAAGGAAGCCAAAGCTGAATTTGAAAAGCAAGTAGAGGCTCGCATTCAAGAAGAGGTAGAGAAGAGAATTTCTCAACCAACTTCTGAGCCAACAGAAGAGGCTATCGCAAGCAAAACCGAGGAGGAAATCCTTGACGGCGCAGAGACAACCGAAGCTGCAATTGCAAACTCAAACGAAGGCTCTTCACGCGCCGAACAAACAATCAAAGAAAAGTTTTCTGCAGCTTTTGATCGCAGTAATATCGAAATTTCTTAATAATTTAACAAAAAAATAAAATAATATGTCACTTAGAATTCTACCATTTAGACAATACGACGAGAATGATGTAATCAATCTCTTCGCCCTTGAAGGTGCTAGCGTCAATGCGTCCACTACGGACACAGGTGCTGGTGATGCTGGTGTATTTGTTAAGGTCTCCGCAGGAGACTTCGACAAGGACCCAGTTGGTTACTCAGACAATTCTTACCTCGGTAAGACTGATTATCCGTTCATTAAAGCTCAATACCCAAGTGTAAACCTTGAGTGTGCTCCTGCTGCTAGCGGTGAGTAACTTCTTGGAATCACTCTACGTCAAACTGCAAAGGCTGACGAGAACGGCGAGAAGCTTCTTTACAACCCAGTGAAAGCTGAAGAGCTCGGCTCAGTACTTCCAGGACAAGCTGTTCATGTTGCTACTCGCGGAGTCTTTA